TGCCGTGCAGACACAAAGCAGAGTAGCCGTTGCTTCCGGAACGGCGAGGGGGAAGGATTACGTTGCGGCGGTGGCGGCTCTTTGCTTTATGTATCTCACTCCGAGGTTTAATGATAAAAATGAGCTGATTGCCAACACTAAGGTTGCGCTTACCGCACCCACAGGCCGGCAGGTAGCAAACATTATGTATCCTGAGATTGTGAGGCTTTACAACAAGGCCGGTTGCTTTCCGGGTCGGCTTGTGGCATTTGATATCCGGACTGAATATGATGAGTGGTTCTTAACCGGCTTTAAGGCAGACGAACACCGTCACGAAGCATGGTCAGGGTTTCATGCAGTAAACACAATGTTCGTTGTTACTGAGGCCTCCGGTATAGATGACGGTACGTTCTCCGCTATTGAGGGTAACTTACAGGCCAACTCTAAGCTTTTGATAGTGTTCAACCCTAACCGAATGATCGGATATGCGGCAAAGGCTATGTTTTCGCCACGTTTCAAATCGTTCCGGCTTGATGACCTTAACGCTCCCAATGTATTACAGAAACGTCAGGTTTATGCCGGTCAGGTTGATTATGAGTGGGTAAAAGATAAGGTTGAGGCTTGGTGTACTCCTATCCGGCAGGAAGACTTTAGCGAGGAGAAAGGCGATTTTAAATGGGAGGGCGGTTTATACCGGCCTAACGATACCTTCAGGGTAAAAGTAAGGGGGATGTTTCCCGAGGTATCTGAAGATGCCCTTATCCCGTACTTGTGGATAGAGATGGCGAACAAGCGTTGGGAGGCACAGAAGAACGAGAACCGTACGGGTTACCGGAAGATAGGGGTTGACATTGCCGGCATGGGGCGGGATAGCACCGTGTTTGTGCATAGGTTTGATGACTTCGTGACACAGATTGATATGTTTCAGTCAGGCGGGGAAGCAGACCACATGAAAAGCGCAGGGCGGCTCATGCAATATTCAAAGGGGAAAGTTGAATATTTGATTGATACTATCGGAGAGGGGGCGGGGGTATATTCACGACTGATAGAGTTAGGGATGTTGACAAAGGCTTTCTCATGTAAGGCCTCTCATTCGGCGAAGGGGCTTACAGACTTAACCGGAGAGTATTCATTCGCAAACATGAGGGCTTATATGTTTTGGGCGTTAAGAGATTGGCTGAACCCGCAATTCAATTCTAAGGCTTGTCTGCCTCCTAATCAGTTATTAACGCAGGAGCTTATTGAAATACAATATCAAGTACAGAGTAACGGCAGTATTATCATTGAGGCGAAGGAGAAAATTAAGGAACGGTTGGGGCGGTCACCGGACATATCAGATGCCTTAGCTAATACTTTCTTTCCGGTGAAACTACAAAAGGGCTTACCAATATCACAAATATCAGGAATGTTACCGTAAATTTACAGCTATGGACATAAAAAAGCTTTTGCAAAAACAAGACATTGAGCAGATTAAAAAACTGCTTACCGACAGCCGTCCGTCTTTTGAGGTTCAGAGAGAGGACGCAATGAAGCAGTACAAGGTTGATGATCACGACATCAATGATGCAAGCATCCGAAAGGACAAACAGATCACGAAGGACACCGGCACTTTTGATGCAGAAGGTAACCCCGTTACTCAAACCTCAACGGTTGCGGTAGCCCGTGTGGCTATCCCGTTTCAAAAGCTGATTGTTGAAAGACGGATAGGGTTCATGCTGTCAATACCGGTAGAGCTTGAGCTTAAGAACGAGAATGTGGCGGGAGATAAGGGTAACGACTTGGTGTCTATGATTGATGACATTCAAGATCGTAACAAAATGGAGTATAAGAACAAAGAGATAGCTCGACGGCTGATGAGTGAAATGGAGGTGGCAGAGGCGTGGTATGTGGTCGAAAACAAACTGAAGGAACCTAAGTACGACCTTCGGGTTTCAATATTCTCTCCTGAGCAGGGCGACACATTATACCCGCTATTTGATGGTACTGGCGACATGATTGCCTTTGGCCGGGAGTATAAAACCAAGTCGGGCGACAAAAGTATCGAGCATCTCGACGTTTCGACAGCTGAGGCGGAATACAGGTTTGTGAAGGGAGACACAGGTTGGGCGCTTGATAAAGAGCAGACTCCGAACCCAATTCCGAACCAGTTCCAGAAGATAATGATAGTGTACTATCAGCAACCGTATCCGGAGTGGAATGACGTTCAGAGTATGATTGACCGGCTTGAAACCATCATATCAAACCATGCTGATATGAATGACTATTACGGCTCTCCCATGCTTAAGGTCTCAGGAGAGGTACAGGGGTATGCCTCAAAGGGGGAGCAGGGGAAAATCATTCAGCTAACAGAAGGATCGGAAGCTGATTATCTTGCTCTCGCTTCAGAGCCAAGCAGCATCAAAATGGAGCTTGAGAACCTGCAGAACTTTATCTATGCCATG